AATTTCAGGTGTTTGTTCCTTTACATACCTTAGTGCATAACCAGCTTGCTTTACTGCTTCTAAGCAAATTTCAGGTGTTTGTTTCTTGACAAACTTTAGTGCATGACCATTTTGCTTTACTGCTTCTAAGCAAATTTCAGGTGTTTGTTCCTTTACATACCTTAGTGCATAACCAGCTTGCTTTACTGCTTCTAAGCAAATTTCAGGTGTTTGTTTCTTGACAAACTTTAGTGCATGACCATTTTGCTTTACTGCTTCTGAACAAATTTCAGGTGTTTTTTTCTTAACATAATGTATTGCATAAACATTTCGCTTTACTGCTTCTAAGCAAATTTCAGGCGTTTGTTTCTCAACAAACTTTAGTGCATAAACATTTCGCTTTACTGCTTCTAGGCAAAGTTCAGGTGTTTGCTCCTCGACAAACTTTAGTGCATCAACATTTCGCTTTACTGCTTCTAAACAGATCTCAGGTGTTTGTTTCTTTACATGCTTTAGTGCATAACCATTTTGCTTTACTGCTTCTAGGCAAAGTTCTGGTGCTTGTTTCTTAACATAATATAGTGCATAACCATTTTGCTTTACTGCTTCTAGGCAAAGTTCTGGTGTTTGTTTCTTTACATACTCTAGTGCCCAGCCATCTTGTTTTACTGCTTCTAGGCAAATTTCAGGTGTTTGCTCCTCAACAAACATTAGTGCATGACCAGCTTGCTTTACTGCTTCTAGGCAAAGCTCTGGTGTTTGTTTCTTTACAAACTCTAGTGCCCAGCCATCTTGTTTTACTGCTTCTAAATAAAGTTCTGGTGTTTGTTTCTTTACAAACTCTAGTGCATTGCCATTTTGCTTTACAGCTTCTAAGTCTTGTTCGTATTGTGTCATAGTAGTTTTTATTAAATGTTTTTTATTGTAAACTTCCGCCAGCATCCAGCACGTTTCTAAGACAGGAAGATTGACCTGCTCGTTTGGATACTGATTTTGCTTTGTTGAATGATTTTTTATCCGCATATTGTACAAGAACTGGAGTGCTCTTGTCAAGATAAACCATCATGCCTTTCTTTTTTTTAGAAGTCAAGCCTTGTTTGTGCCGTTCGATTGCCAAGTCAACATCAGCAATCCAGTCATAAGCATTTATAGTTTTAATCATGTCCTCCAGTATGAGGAAATTTTTCAAACTGTCAAATCTTTTTTTAAAAAAAGTAAAGAATCCCTTATCATCGTTTAAGTGTAATATAAAATATGAGTGATTGTAAAAAATGTTCAAAGTGTGGCGAGAGTAAACCTCTTAGTGAATTCGGCAAAAAGAAAAGAGCTAAAGATGGCTTGTATCCTTCGTGCAAGAGTTGTGTGCGTTCATATTATTTAGAAAATAAAGAAAGAGTGCGTGAACGAGGAAAAAAATACAGAGAAGAAAATTCCGACAAGATAAAGCAAAGAAAAAGAAAATATCGAGAGAATAATAAAGAAAAAATAGACCAAAAAAATAAAGAATGGGTTAAAAAAAATAGAGAAAGGGTTAGGCAAAATAAAAGAAAATGGGAAGAAAATAACCCAGAAAAAGTTAAAGAGTCAAAAGCTAAGTATCGAAAAAACAATAGAAAAAAATGCCAAGAAGCAGTTAATAAATGGAGAAGGAGAAAGTATGCTGAAAGCATTGATTATAGGCTAACTTGTACAATTAGAAGGTATTGTTCGCATATAACAAAATTAATGAAACAAAAAAAAGAATTACGTTCTATTGAATATCTTGGTTGTACTATTGAGGAACTTAAAGCTCATTTAGAGTCTCAATGGCAAGAAGGGATGTCTTGGGATAATCATGGGTTACATGGATGGCATATTGACCATATAAAACCTTTAGATTGGTACATTAAAAACTCTGATGACCCTTGGCAAGCTAATCATTATACTAATCTGCAACCATTGTGGGCTGAAGAAAATCACTCAAAAAAGAATAAAATTAACTAACTCCTGCCATAGCCATTTGCTCTTTGAGCCTAGCAATAGCCAAATCCTTCGATTTTACCTCTAGTTCCCAGATTACGCCTACATCAACTGGATAATTTCCATCTGCAACATAATCAGCATGAGAACGAGGCTTATCTGGCTTGCCTTCGCTCCAATGGAAGACAGGGGTAATGCCTTCAGGCCACGTAGCTTTACATAATCTTGCATGGTCTTGTACTGTGGTATATTTATCGGCATACATTTGCGCTCCACTTGGATTGCATAGGTCATGCAATTGATCGTAGCAAATAGGAATATTTAAATTGTATTTTTCTTTAATATATTTGTTGAAGCGTAAAATGTTTTTGACAGTTTGAAAACCATGATGCTCATTTTCCAAGGTAAGTCGATTAATTACTCCTTTATCACAACGCATAAGATTTTTGTAGAATTTATCTGCTACTTCTGCAACTAATTTTGTAAAATAATTTTGATCTACTTTGTCGTGAATGTTTTTTGGGCTGCAATTAATGTGAAGATTCATTGGGACAGAATGATCTTGGGGCAAACCCATCCTATCGAATATACTTGATTGAAAATTTAGTTCAGTTATTGTTTGATTGACTGACTTAGGATTTTCTGATGCTAATACGTTAAACTGATCTGGATGTGAACCAACTGATATTTTACCTGACTTGATTATTTCACCAATAGATTTTAGTTCTTCAGTAATTTCATCTTTATTTGGTAATACGTCATAAGACAATTCAAGGGTCGGATCAGTAAGCAATGGAAACAAATTACTACTCAAACGATAATGAGCAATATTATTATCAATACAATGATTAATAATTTTTTTTGTTAGTTTAACATTGTGTATGATTCTCTCTGATAATTGTTGTATAGCAAATTCTTTATTATTAGATTGCGTCAAATCATTAAAACGCTTGCGGGTCATAACTCGAAAAGAATTGTTTTTTTTATCGACTTCTTTGAGAAGTTCGCTGATGCAGGTAAGTCCTAATTTAATCATGCGCTCCAGTATGAGGATTTTTTTAATTATGTCAATGAGAATTTATGTCAGAAGCAGTTTTTTTGAGATGATCGATTGTCCACAAGGGCTGAAGGTTGGTATAGCGCGAAAGTCGGATAACATCTTCTTTGGTTTTTGCTGTTAGCAAAGGTATTTTGTGGTCGATTTGCCAGCAATCGTCCCCTGCTCCATGATTCTCAAAAGTCATTTTTTCGCCAGTAATAGGATGATCGTAGAATTGTTTAGATAAGTGGTCGGCAAATTCTTCGTATGTTTCTAAGTCCAAAGTTTTTAAAGAATCGCATTTTTTTTTCTTGATGATTGAGTCGAAAGCTCTTTTAAGCGACCTTCTATAAAGTATGTTTAATTTAAAAACAGGGTCGTTTTTGTACCTTTTATTACTCCGCTTATTTATTTTTTCTTTGTTTTCTTGGCGGTAAGCTTTTCCACGCTCGGCGATTGTTTCTTTGTTTTTTTGGCGGTAAGCTTTCATCTGCTCGGCGATTTCTTCTTTGTTTTCTTGGTAGTAAGCTTTATTCCTCTCGGCGATTTCTTCTTTGTTTTCTTGGTAGTAAGCTTTATTCCTCTCGGCGATTTCTTCTTTGTTTTCTTGGTAGTAAGCTTTATTCCTCTCGGCGATTTTTTCTTTGTTTTCTTGGTAGTAAGCTTTATCCCCCTCGGCGATTTTTTCTTTGTTTTCTTGGCGGTAAGCTTTTCCACGCTCGGCGATTGTTTCTTTGTTTTCTTGGTAGTAAGCTTTATTCCTCTCGGCGATTTTTTCTTTGTTTTTTTGTTGGTAAGCTTTTTGCCGCTCGGCGATTTTTTCCTTGTTCTCTTGATACCAAGCTTTTTGCCGCTCGGCGATTTTTTCTTTATTTTCTTGGCGGTAAGCTTTTTTGCGTTTAGCTATTTCTTTCTTATTTTCTTGGTAGTACTTTTTTTTACGCTCGGCGATTTCTTCTTTGTTTTTTTGGCGGTAAGCTTTCATCTGCTCGGCGATTTCTTCTTTGTTTTCTTGATACCAAGCTTTTTTGCGTTCGAGGATTTTTTCTTTGTTTTCTTGGTATCGAGCTTTATCCCTCTCGGCGATTTTTTCTTTGTTTTCTTGGTAGCGAGCTTTAATCTTTTCTTTGTTTTTTTGGCGGTAAATTTTATTCAGCTCGGAGATACAACTCTTACATTGACTACGCAAACCATCTTTTCCGTCTTTATTCTTACTAAACTCACCAATGTCTTTGGTTTGTTTGCATTTTGAGCAGATTTTTGTTTTCATTATTTGCATTTTTAAAAAGATTGCGAAACCCCATAGCAAGGAAATTTCCCTACCATGAGGCTCGCATTTCTTTACAATTAATGTTATTTTTTATCTTTTTTTGCTTGGCGGTAAGCTTTTTGCAGCTCGGCGATTTTTTCTTTGTTTTCTTGGCGGTAAGCTTTTTTACGCTCAACGATTTTTTCCTTGTTCTCTTGATACCAAGCTTTTTTGCGCTCGGCGATTTTTTCTTTATTCTCTCGAAGGTACTCGGCGATTTTTTCTTTATTTTCTTGGCGGTAAGCTTTCATCCGCTCGGCGATTTCTTCTTTGTTTTCTTGGTAGTAAGCTTTTTGCCGCTCGGCGATTTTTTTCTTGTTTTCTTGGTGGTAAGCTTTCATCCGCTCGGCGATTTCTTCTTTGTTTTCTTGGTAGTAAGCTTTTTGCAGCTCGGCGATTTTTTCTTTGTTTTCTTGGCGGTAAGTTTTTTGGTACTCGGCGATTTTTTTCTTGTTTTCTTGATAATATTTTATTGTTTTATTATTTTCTGACATAGTATTTTGTATAATATTTAATTTTGTATTTTTAAAACAGTTTGTTTTAATGATACTGATATACTATATCAAACTAATGTCAAATGGTCAACCTTTTTTTTCGAGAAATTGAAATGATTTTTACCGCAATCTTTTTCTACTGTAATTATGACTTTATCTTTGATCCATTCTTCTTTTAAGAACGTCCAATGACCTTTTATTTGTTTTGATGCTTTTTCTATTGTTTTTGCTTTAAACCATTCGATCAAGTCATCTGGGGCATCAAATCTGTACGCTTCGTTTTTGACAATATATATTTGGCTAAATCTTTGTTTCATTATTTACATTTTTTAAGAGACTGTTTAAATCTAACCAAGAATTTATCTACTGACAAATCAATGTAAATATAATAACTTTCTTTTTCTGCATCTCTTCTTCTGAGATTGACAACTGTGCCTCCTTCGTATTCTTCAAAATATCTTATTTGTTTAATATATAAGGTTTTATATAGGTCGTGATCTATTTGTAAGGATTTTAGCAGCATAATCCCTACGCCGACATCTTCAACAATGTATTGATCTAGTTCTTCCATGTTTAATATGTTTTATTGAATGCGGTTTCTTGTGTATTTTTTTTTATGAAAAAGAAAATTTTAGTTTTGAGCGACTCTCATGGTCGAACTTTAAAGATGATTAAAAGTTTTTTTATAAAGCAAAAAGAAGTCGCTGGTTCGTCTATAAATGGGCTAAAGAATCAAAATTCCAAAACAAAAGCATTAATTAACTTTAGGTCATTTTTAGAAAAATGGAATGGTTTTGATTATTGTCTCGTTATGCTTGGTGAGGTTGACGCAAATGTTGTTATCTGGAATAAATCTAAGCGAAATCGTGTGCCAGTAAGCGAAGTATTATTAAATACAATAAACATTTACTCGAACTTTATTGAACAAGAAGTTTTTAACTATTATAAACCATCTCAGGTAATTATCGCAGGAGCAAATCTTCCATCTGTTTCGGATGATCTTGCTTTGATCCAGAACTCAGTCCCAAGGAGGTCAATAAAGGCTACACAAAAAGAGCGCACAGAATTAACTCTTCGATTAAATAATAGTTTGAGGGAGTTGGCCACACTTAAAGGATGCAAGTATATTGACATCACAGATAATATAATTGATAGCAATACAGGTTTATTAAATGATGAATTTTTGCGGCATGATGGGCTAGATCATCATCTTCCAGCAAGGAAGACTTATATGTTTTGGGAGCAAAAACTGTTAGAAGAGATTAATTAAAATGGCGGCTCGCCTTTGTTATTCATATATTTCCACAAATCGCCTTCTTTGTCAAAGTCGTATAGAACTTCAGAAGTTTTATGATCGTAAATTTTCATATCTCCTTCGCTGTACTCACAAAGATACCAGTATAAGATTTCTGTTTTTTCTGATCCAAATATACTATGAAGCAATTCTTCAATTACTGAATGATAATTATTTGTAAAGTTGATTGTGTCTATGCCAATATTAAACGCCTCGTAGCATTTTTGATCCGCATCTTTTAATTCTTTAATTATATTGTTGAATTGTTCTTTTTTCATTTTTGCTTTGTTTTTGTTCTTTTTGATTTGCGCCTGAGATTTTTAAGAGTTTTTCTTAAAGTTGAATGTTTTATTTCGTGCAGTTTTTTACTTTTAAGTATTGATTTTCTTGCCTTTGCGAAAGCTCGTATTCTAATTTGAGAAATATTTTGATGGCTTACGCCTCTTTCTTTTGCGATTTTTTTGATGCTTTTACCTTTGGCCATTTCTTGAAAAATTTCTAATTCAAGACCTTTTAAGTTTTTGGTAATTATATTTATTTTATTTTTAGCTTCAGAAACATCATCCGCTCTTTCATATTCAATAAAGTTGTGATCAATTTTGCCATGCGTTTCACAAGCTACATGATAAACTTCTTCATTGCAAATCTCTCTTGACCTCCTTTGCTTTTTGTTGTAATTGTCCCTTACGGCATTTTGGGCAAAAGCAGCAATCCAACCCTTAAATCTAGGAATTAAATCTGCTTCAGTGAACCCATCCATACAAAAAAGATGACATTTAGATAAAAGACTCAAATTGCAATTTTGCAAAACATCCAGCACATCATCTTTGTCTTTATTAAACAGTCTTTTATTTATTATTGTAAATAAGTAACCTTGATGTTGTTGTAATAAATCAGTATATTGTTTTTCTGTTATTTTCATAATTTTTACCACCAAGAATCGTAATAAACTTTTTTTCCTTCGTTTATTGCTTTGCGAGCGTTTTCGATAAACTCCAAATCTTTCTCTTTGTAATAGTAGTTAGTGCCTTCAAATTCATTACCTGCATCATCAGGCCATCCAAAAGAATCTTCCCCGAAAAAGAAACCACAAGTTTCTGGCATGACTTTATCCTCAACATCAAACCCAAGTTCGTCTAAGTCCTCCAATGTAATTTCTAATTTTTTGCAATTAAAATCTTCGGAAATGTCATCAGTTTTGGACATCCATAACTCTTCCATCCAGCCATGAAGACGATTGTGCTTTCTCCATGACGCAATTTCAATCTCTTCGCCGCCCGAATCAACGGCATAAGCATACATATCTAGTCCCATTTTTTATCCTTTGTTTGGTTGTTTAATTTAATTTGTAGACTCCATAATGAAGGTTATTCTTGGAAAGTCAAGCAAAAAATTCAGCATAAAATAATTATAATTAATTTTTTATGTATTATATTTCGCGATTCATAAAAATTGGAGTACCCTCGCCCATATAACTACCAATAATATTGAATGAATAATATTCCCAAGCCTCCTCTTCGGTCATTCCATGCTGATTAACAATTATTTGAATAATATCTTCTGCATCATAAATTAACCTGACAGGACGATTGCCATTAACCCAACTATCTGTCCATCCTATAACGGCATTATCAAATCCGTCAATTCTAAGGATTTCTTGATCGCTGAAATAATCAGCTATTGCATTAATCCACTCTGTTTTGTCTATATCATCCTCAAACATCTTCAAAATATTCTCCCATAAAGATTTTTTCAATATAAATTTTAGTTTCTTCGCATAGTTCTTGTGCTATATTATCTCTAGCTTGTGAACTGGATAGATTTGCATCTTGATATTTAGATAGGATATTTAGTATTAGTTCTTTCATAATTTTAATGCTTATAAGAAAATTGGTTGAAAAAAGGTTTAAAATGGTAGGGGCGGCAGGATTCCAACCTGCGACCTAGCCGTTAGAAGCGGCTTGCTCTATGCCCTGAGCTACGCCCCCATTTATTTTTAATAATTCTATATACTATATTATTTTAAATATCCTTTTATTTTGTCTATGTCAGATAATTTGTCAACACCAAAAGTTTTATTTTTTGTTATTGCTACTTTTATTTTAAAATTAAATTCTAAAGCTCTGAGTTGTTCAAGTTTTTCTATTTTTTCTAAATTGCTTTCTGGAATAGAAGTGATTTTATTTAAATAATCAGATGTATAGCCATAAATCCCTATGTGGTGCAAAAAAGATCCATCGCTTTTGTTACGGTCATAAGGTATAGGTGATCTTGAAAAATATATCGCATTTGAAAGATTGTCAAGAACAACTTTGACACAATTTGGGTCTAAAAAATCTTGGCAATCATCAGAGGGGTAGGCGAGAGTAGCGACATCAGTATCGCTAGATTTAATTAAATAAAGTAATTGATCTATATGCTCTCCGCAAACCAATGGTTCATCAGCTTGAACATTAATAATATAATCCGCAAGAATTTGTTTGTTGGCTTTTGCTATGCGGTCAGTTCCATTTTTGAACTTACCGCAAGCCATAATAGCATTGTAACCGCTACCTGCCAAAACCTCCTGCAACTCTCTATCTTCAACTGCAAAATAAAGTGGTATATCTCCAGCTTCCGATGAAATTCTTTCAGCAGTCCATATTATTAATGGTTTACCATTGATAATATGTAACAGTTTATTTGGGAATCTTTTGGAGTCTAACCTTGCGGGTACAATAATGGCAGTATTCATCATGCTTTATATTCTGCAAATCTTGATAGTAACGTCGAAAAAGTTTCTCACGGAACTTTAGTAATGTTACAAAAAGAGGGTGTTTGTGTTACATCACACCCATTGGATGACGGTATGGGTGTGGAATATATTATGCTACTCAACGACACTTATTATAAACTTTCCGTTGGGAGAGAATGCATTGTTCCTGCTGGGGGGTCGGCGGTGGCGAGCTTATCACCCTACCTTTATGAAATAACATTTGAAGAGCTAAAAGAGGATTAAAGCCCTTTAGTTTGTCGTAGTAGGCATTCCCTTGATTATCCACGAAATCAGGCTTTCGGAACGCACAACAAGGCGATGGAGAGAAACCAGCTTGAGCTGGTTCCTCATCTTTGACGTTATAATTTGGAATTTTTGAATCACTCATGAGGTATGGAAGATAAAATAGAACTACTAGAAACAGATGTTAATTTGATTTAAAAAATAAACTATACTGGAAAAACCTAATTAAGTCAAGAAAAATCACAACTCACAAGCTACATAATCAAAAATTACTGGCTGGTCATCAATCCAACCTACGTTTTCTGAATGTATGTCGTTGATCTCGCAATAGACTTTCCCGAATTTATCCTCAAAAAATTTATACGCTTTTCTTTTGGAATTTCTTTTTGCTTTGGGCTGGATGTGGATCATTCCATCGTTGTAAATTGATTTAACTAAATGTTTTTTAAAGTTATGTTCATTTACTATTTGGTCATCGACTGAACCTGTGTGATATATCTTAATAACAAAATCAACGCTTTTTTTACTGAGAACAAGTTTGAATGTTCCGTCTCCAATAATTTTGTAATTTAACTTTTTAAGTTTTTGTATAAATCTTTTTTTTGCGTAAGCTTTATCTAATTGTTTATTGTATGTTGATTTTTTTTGGCAGTCTTGCCAGATTGAAACAATTTTATTAATCTGCAACATGATGAGAGTGTTTGCGGCGCATTAAATACATTTAATCCCTCTCGTCAAGGAATTTTAATGTTTTTTGTCAAAATATTTTTCTATGCAAAACTTGACTTGATGTAAATCTTCTTCTGTGAGAAATAAATTTTGAATCCTGTAACCCAATTTATTGTCAGACATTAATTTTAGATACATTGTCTCTTGCCCGTTATTGGTTAGCTGAACATACGAGTGTCCAAATTTTGAATGATTATATCGATGAATTTCTTCCATGCAGGATTTCACACAATTAATCAATAAATTTTTTTAAAATTTCAATTTCTTTCTGTCCATTATTTTCCATGAATCTAATTAAAAAATCAATAAAATCAAACTTCGACATTTTGGATACTTCTACCCCTACATCAATGTAGCGACCATTATCCCATGCTTCGATAAGCTTTATTATATTATATGTATTAGTGTTCATTCGGAAAACGCATTGCAAACGACTCTTGAATATTGATATATTTGGCCAGTTGCTAATCTATAATAATTAAAATGTAAAATAATTTTTGTGCTTTTGCCTTCTTGAGTTTTTAAATATGCGGCGACTTTAGTTGTCAAGAAATCATTAGAAGCTTGAATTTTGTATGCTCTATTTTCGGCAAATAGAATATAATTTTCTTTTTGGTTTTTGTCTTGAAATTTAATTACTTTTTTTATTTTTACAACCTCTTCAACGTGTCCGACTTTGGATGTAATTTGATAGCCAAATAAATTAATTGAGCTAAATAAAAATATCAAAAATAATCTTAACACATAATATGTTACACTAATATTGGATTTTAATAATCTTTGGACGCATTTTTTTATAAAAAGTGTAATATATTTTATGTCCAATAATATCTATCCCGACACGCAACCTTTTGCTCACGAAAGAAATACAAATGTAAATTTTAATTATGTTTGGGATGGGAGTAATTGGGTTCCTCAAGATAGCTCATCAAATTTATCACAAGATTATATACTTCAAAACGCAAAAAATTATGTACATAAATTCGGAAGTAATCCAGATGTGGCCAATACTGTAAGCGTTAGCAATCCAGAAACAATTTGGGATGGTTCAACAGAGTATATATTCCCTCCTGATAGTGGGACAGGAATACAAGTGCAATCAGATGATGCAGGAGACAATCAAGAAATTATTATTGAAGGATTGGATGAAAACTTTTATAAGAAAACATGGACGGGAAACCTCAATGGCTTAACAAATGTAGATATTGATGGAACTTGGACGAGGGTGTACAGGGCATATAATAATGGATCAACAGACTTCGCAGGGGATATTGATATTCACGTATCTGGAGGGGCAACTTCTTATGCTCAAGTTTTAGGCGCAAATAATCAAACACTAATGTCAGTCTATACTGTACCTGCTAATTGCACGGGGTATGTAGTAAAGTATAATTTATCCGCACAAAATACAAGTAGCTCTAGTGAGATAGGATTTACTGCTCAATTGCGTACCAGAGAATATGGAAAAGTTTTTAGAGTTAAAGAAATAACTTCGGTAAACACCACTACACCCGTAGAGCAAGATATGCCGTTTCCGTTAAGGTTAGAACCAAAAACTGACATATTGTTTAATATAGTTAATGCTAATGGTAATAACGGCTCTGTCAATGCTGATTTTGATATAGGATTTTTATAATTTGACCGATGTTAGTAATTTTTTCCCATCTGGAGTAATTTTTCTTTTACCATTAATTTGCATAAAATTCTTGCGTAATAAATATTGTTCGTGATCTTTACGGATAGATGTAACACTTAATCCTGTAGCAGCAGAGAGCATAGATAAAGTAGATTCGCCCCTCTCGGCCAATATTTTGAGCAATTGTCTTTCTGTACAAGTAATTCCATGAGGCAAAATGCCAAGAGTATCGCAGAACTTTTTAAATGAGTCTCTATTGAATATTGGTGAATTTTCTGCTTCACAAAAGAGCATGACTTCTTTCGCCCTCATTACGGCATTTCTAGCATTGCCCCTAGTTGTCTTTGCAATTTGATACAAAGCATCTGGGGTAAATTGAACATCTGGAACTTTGGATTGAAGTATTTGTCCAAGTTCATCTGATTCATAAGGCTCAAAATCGATAGTTGTTAATCTATCTTTTAATGGAGGGAATAATTTATCGCTTTCAGTCGTTGCAAACAAAAATGTTTGCTTTTTAAAATTAAAAGTGAAAACCTGTTCTTCCCAATGAAAATCTTTAACGTGAGTTTGTTCGGTATTAAAAATAGTTAAAAAAGCATTGGTTAAATCTTTAGGAAGTGCGTGAGCTTCATCGAAAATTGTAACCACCTCTTCTTGGTCTTGTATTACAGGCCAAATCTGCTCAAAGAACGCCTCGTTATTTTTAATGGTCGAGCAATTTATCTCCAACAAGGGTCTTGGGCTTCCATCTTCGTTTTTAAGATTTTTCGCAAATTCCTTAGCAAATTGAGTTTTACCCAAACCAGCAGCTCCGACAAAATTTAAAAACGGACAAATACTTGTTTTATTAAAAGCTTTTAAATAAAAATTTAATTTCTTTTTTACGTTTTCTTGACCGATTAATTCTTTAAACATATCATTCATTATTCAAACCTTGTTATTGAGTATTTAATTTCAGGAGCAGTCTCCTTTGTTGGTTTATCTGCATGATTAGGAGATTCAGAATCTTCCTCATCAAACTGGAGGCCAAGGGTTTCAAGCCAACTTTTCTTGACTGGAACCATACCTAAAGCTCCGACATATCGACCTAACTCCTCGTATGTGAGCGAGTGATAGGCTAGTGGTCTACCTCGTTTTTCAATCATGCCACAATTAAAAAATATAATTCGTGGAACGTCAAGATTTTTTTTAAAAAAACTTCAAGCCCCCAAAAGACTGAAGCCGCCAACACTTGCTGCTGGCGGCTTCGAGAGCCCCTTCCGCACATGGCGGGCGAGACTAAATAATCTTGAAAAAAAATATATGTTATTTCTTACTCAGTTACAACAACAGTTGCCCCCTGAAACCAATTTCTGCTAATCGGAACGACTTTTCTACCATACTTACCCATCCATTCATTTAAAGCTTTCCATTCGTGCTGCTCCCATGTTGTATAAAAAACCCTTTTGGCGTTTGATGATTCGTTAAAAACGCTTCTCCAACAACATAGCTCATCAAACCTGATGATAGTACCAGGATTAATAAAATGATTAAGCTGGTCTAATACGTAGATCGCAGACGAGTATAGATCAGAATCTATGTGCAAAAAAGATATATTTGCACCACATTCATTAATAAATAAAGGTAATGTTTTATCGAACCATCCTTTATATAATGTTACATTACTTGGTACTTTAGGCAAATTGCCCTGACAATCAAACTTTTCTTTTTTTACATATTTTTGACCTAGATCCCAATTTTCGGGAAGACCTTCAAAGGAATCAAATCCATGAAAATGCAAGTCAGGTCTTGCGTTTGCTAATGCGGATATTGAAAACCCGTTAAACACGCCAAATTCTAAGTTTAAACCATGCCCTATGTACCTTGCTATGTCAACCAGCTCTCTTTTTTCAGTAGAGTTATTATCGCCCTCTTGGAATTTATATTTTTTTATTTTTTTAAATTGTGATATTTTCATTTTTTAAAATAATCCTAATGTCTTGCAGTTCCCTAAAATAATAAATGAACAAGTTATCATATGTAATAAAACCCATAAATTTCTAAAAATTAACATATATTTATCGTAAGGCTCAGTCTTATCATCACTATACGAGCCTAAAGCATACTGCCATGTTTTAAAAAATTTATTCATTAATAAAGCTAAATTTTGTTTGATTTTCGTCATCGAACTCTTCAGAGGTTTCTTTCACTGAATTTTTTGGCCTCATTGCTGGCGCACTCAAAAAGTTTTTTTGTGCAATTCTAATAATAAACCTCATTAAAGCAAAACTATATATTTTATTTAATTGAACTTCATTATTATTTGAGTCAACAATAGTGAATGTTTTATTTTCTTGATCCCAAGAGAAGCAAGCGTTTTTTAGTTCTTTGGTTATTTTCATGTTTTGATTACAGATTAAACGCTTCTAATGTATATTTGAAAGGATCGCCCTCAATCCCTTTTACCGATTCCAGCATCTCAGAGGCTATTTCTCTAATTTCCTTTTGAGCCTCTGGTTTATTTCTTAAATTTAGAAAGTGAAAAAAGCTCCTAAAATTAAACATTATATCTGCGGTAATTTGAGTATTGTATGTTCTGAAATATCGAGCAACTTCTTTTGCCCTGTTTCTAGAAAAACCATGCTTATCTGTTAATTCATTTATACATTTGTGATACATTTTCAAACCTTCCTTGGAGAACAAAGCTAATTCTCTTTGCCATTCTATAGGTAAATCACTAGGAATTAATATCTTATCTTCTTGTAACTCTTTATATCTAGCAGACTCTGCATTAATACTAACACCAATTCGATGCTTGAGCAAATGAATGTGAGAAGCAATATCCGTATCAACTAAAAAGTGTAGGCCAGATTTTTCAAAAGGCGTTTCATGTCTATGGTCAGCAAGATACTTTAGTAATTTAGGGATTCTTTCGGTTTTTTCCTCAGTTAATTCTCTGCTTGTAGATGTCCATGCAGAGCAAGCATGAGTTTCATCTGATCCATAGTATCCTAATAATTCTACTTTATTCTTCATTACAATTTACAAATTTATCATTTTTATTGATTGTGTTTTCGATAGCTTGAACAACGAATTCATTAAAAGTAATATCTAATTTATGTGCAGCAAGCGCAATTTCTATCAGCTCTTTTTCTGAAAGGTCGAGTTCGATTGTGGTCATCTCGACTGGTTTTTTTATTTTAATAGAACCATCTATGTTGGTATTTACTTCGAGTTTAACCCCCTCTTTCCATCCAAGATTTCTAAGAATGATTTGTGGGATCTCGATAAATAAGTCGCCATTATCCAGTTCTATAATTTTTGTCGTGGTTGATGAATTCATTAATTTTTTGTAATTAAAACTTTAAATTTATCTTCGTTGGAGAAGGGAACAATATCGTCTCCATCGCTATTAATAAAATAATTATTTTTAAATAAAAAGCTTTCAAATGGCTCAATGCCGTCCCATTTGTCAATCAACTCTGGGTTTTGAATATGGATAATAGGCAAGCAGTAACTTGGCGCTTTGGCGAGAGCCCTTCTTGACACTATATTTGAACCATTGCTGCTAGTATTTGGCTCAATAGCATTGGCACTTGACTTTTTATTATTTAAAATAGTAAAATAATCATTTGGTGAGATTGACATTAGCTCAAAATCCTTCTCTTTGCTAACAATCAAATTGTCTATATTTGGATGCTGCACGTTCATATTTGGGTTGATCGCAACCGCCTCTGAATGAGTTTGATCGCTCACCAAAGACCCAATACAAACGATAAATAACATTAAAGCAAAAGTTTTAGCAAAAAAATCCATGACTTATAGTTTTTGAAGTTAAAAAACAGTAAACAGAATCCTGTTGGGATACTGACCTAATGGAATAAAATTCAAATAACCATCTTCTTGTTGAGGCTCAACAACCAACCATTCGTTATTAACATTAACTAAACATAGCATGTGAGTAGTGTTGCCATCTGATGCAGGTACACCTCCCCACTCAGTTGTATTTTGAACGACGGCAGCGCCAACGGCAATAGAGGCATTATCGTTACCTTTGATTACAGTCGCTCCAAGCAGGGACTTATAAAGCAAAGCAAAATGATTACATTCATACGAATTTTTTTTGTAAGACGTATTAAAAAAGATCATTTTAATATATTTGTCATTAAATTCTTCGAACGTGTCTTTTGTGATAGAAACGTATTCCTCATCTAAGATAATAGAATTTTTAGAATAAATATTTAACAAGGATTTAACATTAGTATAATTTATCTTATTTGCATATTCGGGCGCTGGAAAATCTTGAAAAGAATTTGATTCATGGTACTCTTTATTCGCTATAAAGAGCAAAAAGCATAACGCCATTATTATTGCAAGACCCGTGAAGATAAAGCTGAGTTTTGTTTTGGCTAGTTTTTCTGTAATTTTATTATTCATAATTTTTTAAAAGGTTTTGAGATAAGGTTTTAGAAAGGATAAAACATTAAACATATTTAATTCTTCTCCAGTAGCTTTTCGAACTAAAAAATCTTTATCCTCCCAAGCATCATTATCATAAACATATAAGGTAGAATTGTCAAGTTGAAAAAATTCAGTATCAGTTAAATTTTTTCTTGATATATCCAAAAGGACAGAGTAAGCAATAGATTTGGAGTTCTCCTCAGATATTTGAATTAATTCTTTTTTATAAATTTCAATTGTTTTCATAAGCTGGGTTGATAATATAGGTTGACTGTGATATAGCGTCTGGCTCATTGGAGCGCAAGATAAAAAACGACTTACCTGAAGGTATCATAGGGTCAACCTCTTGATTCCCTTCGTCTAACCACTTATTTCCGTCATTATAATATATTTTATATACTGATGCTTCGTCTCGCCAAAATGCAATTTTATCGGCGGTTATTAAGCTCGGTTCTTTTATAAGATGAAAATGATCCATTAACTGACTTAAATGAATATCTATTGGAAAAGGATTAGGTAAAATAAATTTCTTGCCTTGATTTGGCACTGAGAGCTTGGCAAATAATCTTACTTCGCCAGCTTGGGCAAAAGAAAATGTTTCTGCATTGGATCTAATATAAATAAAACCTTCGTCTGGATAAATGATCGCATTCCCTTGGTCAGCTCTTG